CTCGTTCGTGCCAATTCTGCTCAAACTCCTGCTACTCATTTTTTTAACTCATTTGTAGGGTTTGGAGATACAACCAAGCCATATACTACTGTAAATTTAGGTGAAAATTGGGGACTAAATATGATGGTTCCTTCTGCCGGTTCTTACTATGTGTATGATGGAACATCTGTATTCCCCCCATGCGTGCAATCCAAGTGGGTTGTATTTAAAGCGATGATCAATATGGATCCCAATGATTTTGCTAACTTAGTAAAAACAAATGCTCCTGGATCTCGTTCTATTCAACCCTTAGGTGATCGTGAAGTCTTTTTTAATGACATCGCGTCATTACCGGGTGGTCCAATGCCCCACGATAATAAAACCTATATGCGCTGTAAGAGATTAGGTAAGAAGCAAGACGTAAAACCGGTATCATCTCCCGATGTAAAAGGTGAAAAATCAAAAGCTACTGCTCCTTCTGGTATCACTAAGTTTGTATCAGATATGTACAGCAAAAATGAGGCAATGCAAGTGTTAGATGTAATACTTTTAATAGCTGCTGTTGTACTGGGTGCCTACGCGGCGTTTCAAGCAAAAAATGCAGAGTTTCTAGTTACACCAGCTATGTATACAGAGAGCTTGGGAGTCACGATTCGTGGCTACCTATTTTACGTCTTTCAGTTAATCTATGGATTTTATAAGACAATATATGATGCTATTTTTAATCCCGCAGCGTCTGTAGCGGCTGTAGAAGGAAAAACATTAGGAACTGCTGCTTCGGCTCTATTCTTTGGAAATAAGTTAACAAATGCTATATAATTAGCGTCGCTCATCCCAACAGGTCTCATTTAGATCTTTCTCGGGCCAAACAGTTCCATCTCCTTCAGGAGTCGGAGGGCGATTTGCAATTTCTTCCATATTCCTCTCCTTACGTCGGTTCTTACTATAGTCAACAACTTTCCAAACACTATCGCTTGGAACTTTTGTCTGTTCCACTTCTTCTGATTCAACAAAATCACTCGTTTCAACGAAATGTTTACTATTCTTAAATGTTGGCATAACAAATCGGATTGGAGCAAGCGATGACTTATTAAATTCAGCCATCTGCTTCTCTTTGGTCATCTTTTCCTGTGTCTCGGAATCCCAATTTTTTGCGAGTTCACTAAACTTCTTCTCTCCTCCCCAAACTCTTAGATTTGTAGGGGCGGCAATTAGTGGTGGAAAATTCTCTTCAGTCTTTTCAACATTCTTCAGATTTTCTTCATCAAGTTTCTGCTTTTTAACAGCCTTAGCTTCCTCAGAAAGCTTCCACGAAGGAATCCACTTAACTTTGTTGAATTCGCTCATCTTATTGCTATTTTATTTATTGTAAATACGAAAATCCGTTTTTACAAAAGAAAAACGGAATTCACTAAAGTCTATTATTGAATTTATAAAATGGTGTACGCTGTTTCTATTTCGCAAGAAGGTCTTGTCGGCGAAGTACAAATTCCGCCAAAAACTACAGATGTGCTAGAATGGGTTCGTAAAAAGTACAAGAGTAAAAATTATCAATTTCAAGGAAATATGGTACATCCTCTAAAAGAAAACTTTCAGCTAAATCTATTTGCGTGTATTGCAGAAGACGACGATCCTGTTAATCAACATCTTCTACCAACGCCATTTGATGAAGAATCCTATACCGGTAATATTATTATTCTTATGTCGGAAGATGATGAAGAAAAATATAAGGCAACCGCGTCAGATTACACAAATCTTCGTTCGGATGATTATGCTCTTCTTTATGAGGAGTGGAACTTTGGCAATGAGGAAGAGGATGATGAAGATATTGAACGCGATGAAGAAGATGAAGAAGAAATTGAAGAGGCTCCTGTGGTAGATGAAGAGATAGTTGCAAAGCAGGTATATCCTATTCGCCTTATTCAAACTAAATCAAAGAATGTATTTATTGAGTGTGCTATTCGTGATGTTGTTATTCGTAATTTTCAAGAGCTAGTTAGAGATGATAACATCGTAAAAGAACTTGAACATTCAATTCTACACTCAGTCAGCGATCAGTCAATTAAGGAAGGAATTGAAGTTGATTGGAGTAATCGTATCTTCTGGAATATGTACAGAAATCACGCAATCTCTCTTTATGAAAACTTGCGGGGAGTAGATAGCTATGTTAAAAATGGCGAGAATTGGCTAGAAAAACTTAAAAATAATGAAATTACTCCTCGTAATCTAGTTCAGATGAACGCTGTTGAACTATGTCCTAGCCGTTGGAAGAATGTAGTTGATAAGGCTATTGAAAGTGAAAAGAAACTATACTCAAAGAGTGAATGTGCTTCGATCATGATGTGGTGTTCTGGTTGCAAGAAGAAGACTAAGTGTGACTACTATCAGATGCAGACGCGGTCGGCAGATGAGCCGATGACAACGTTTGTGACGTGTCTTGAGTGTGATCGTCAGTGGAAGTTTTAACCATAATAGGGACTTCTTTTATGTGAAAACGAGGGCTGAACTCTTCGTGGTATACATGAATCGGATCCAAACCATTTGTAATTTCTGGCTTTGTAATATTGGGTGTCGTTGAATAAAATTTTTGACGAAATAGTTCTATCACAGGATCAGGTATTTGAGGACTTGTTTCCATTAAACGATCTAATTGGTCACGAATGACTTTCAACATATCTTTTGCAGCCATTCGTTCAGAGCGAGGAAGCGATAACTCAATCATAATGAAACGATGTATTTTTGAATATGTCATAGCAGCAGATTTATGAGATTCAGATCGTTTTCCCCAACCAAAATAGCTTGATACCGTATTTAGTAGACCAACTGATAACGACAGAAAACCAATTGCAAGACTGGCCGTACCTGTTAGTCCTGGAAACATTGAAGCTGATCCAATCGATGCGGAACCAGAAAGGGTTGAAAGTAAAATAGTAGGAAGTGTGATATACGTGTCCATACGCGTGTAACGCTTTTGAGAATTATTATGAAGCCACGAATAACATAAAGCTCTTTCACCTTCTTGAGAAAGAATTAACTCAAGTTGAGAATTCCATGAGACAGATGTAGGGGTTTCGTCCATATGTTAAATTGTTATAAAATACTACTGCTTAGATGCTACTTTTTTTGCTAGTTTAGCATCAAGAACACGTTTGCGTGTTCCATCTAGCGCCTTATTTGCTTTATCAAGCATCTTCTTTGCACGAGTGACTCGTCTTGTAGCGCTAACTAAACGCTTCTTTTCTGCTTTTAGACGATCATGTGTCATTTGTAATAATAATCCAAAATAAAGTCATGAATTTTCATACACATAACGTAAATATACAAATGGACAACGTTCGCCAAACTATCAAAGATTGGATTTCGCTAGATGACGAAGAACGTAAACTACGTCAACAAATTAAAGAAATCCACAAGAAAAAAACAGAAAACTCGGGAGCCATTTTGGAGTATATGAAAGCAAATGAAGTTGATAATTTTGCAATCGAAGGAAATGGTGTAGGCAATATTACACGCTCAGTTCGCACGTCTCGTCCTGCATTAAAAAGATCTCAAATTCGTACGCAGCTTCTTCTACAGTTTGCAGATCAGCCCCAGCGTGTAGCTGAAGCTCTTCGCGCAATCGAAGGTATCCCAGAAGGAGATGATATGTCTGTTGGCGGAACTCAACGTGAACTACTTATTAGACGCATTCCTCGTGTTAAGAACACAGTAGTTCTAAATAATGCGTAGAGCATCCTTTGCAGCTAGCTGTTCTGCCTGTTTTTTAGTTGGAGCCGTTCCAACACCAATATGGTTTCCTTCCTTATCTAATGCAGCCATGGTGTATGAATTTGTCGAGGACGATACGATTGCATAGGTAGGTGTATGATGAAATTTTGATTGATAAAACTTTTGCAGCTGTTCTTTAAAGTTTCGATTATTTCTCAGTATTTCAGGAATATCAATGTACATTTCAATTAATGAAACTACAAAGGAAGATACTGTTTGAAAATTATGTTTAGAATCTAACCAGAGTGCTCCAATAAATGCTTCCAGAATATCAGACAACTTTTTAGTATTTGTACGACCACCACAGTTTTCTTCATTGTGTCTTGATATGATGTAAAATCTATCAAGACCCAACTTTTGACTTAATTCACCAAGTTTTTCATTACAAACAATCTCTTTCTTTAAGTCTGTAAGAAACCCCTCATTCTCTTCTGGATAACGTCGGAATAGATAAGTCGATACAGCTGCACCCAGAATAGTATCGCCCAAATGTTCAAGTCGTTCATAGGATTCGTCAAACAGATTGAGACAACTTTTTGGACACTCTGCAAGATCAGTTTCTTCTCCTGTTGGTGTTGTATACTTCTGCTTTTTTACATACGATGAATGCACCATCGCAGTTTGAAATAGGCTGTTGTTTTTAACAGTAAATTCTGTTCTATGTGTAGACAGAATTGACTGAATGTCTTTTTTTGAAAATAGCTTATTATTCGTATTATAGGGATTATACAACATCATTATTTAGTAGTCTTATGCTTTTTGCGTCGCGTTGTCCGTTTTTTACGACCGCCTGTAATTCTGGTAGGAGCAAGATTTGGAGTAATGCTATCTGACATCTTTCTAATGTTATCAGATACGAGTTGGTACTTAATTGGGTTTGAAGTCTTTAGTGTAATAAGAAATTTATTTATGTTATCTGCAGTCTGGTTGCTATACTCTGTAACAAAAATATCAGCTTTATCAGATTGGTCTCGTAAAAAATCAGCAAAATTATCCAATACCGCTGGGACTGCCATTATTATATAAAATGTTTTTACTCTGGAACAGTTCGAGTAATAGCAAATTCGTCTGCTACCAGAGCTTCTTTCTTTGTGTTCATAATATAGATGAAACAATCTGCCGAGTTTGAATTCTTAGTCGAATCAAAGTAGCTTTCTAGAAGAGATTTCAATTCCTTCTGTGAAACACTCCAAGGCTTGGACCACGTTTGAGGACGTTGGATTCGAATAATTGAACCATCTTCTTGGTTTTTTATTTTATCAAAGTTTTTAAAGTCTTCGTCCTTCAAAATTTCAACCATTTTTGTCTCTACTTCTTTACGAGATTCGCGTAGTTCATATACACGAGAGTTCAAACCACGCAGTTCATTATCATAAGTCGCATAGTTACGGGTTAGCTGACGAAGAATACTGATCTTAGCCTCCATTTTTGATAACTTTATAAATTGTCTAGAACATAATCCGTTTTGAAGATAAGGATGTCATTCAGTGAGGATGAAATTGAAAACTTGAGAACGGTTTATAATAAAGAGCATCCGTCTGAACAACCTATTGCAAAAGGTGATATTGCAAAAGTTTGGGGACAATTAAAGGAGAGATTTCATAGTCATTGTAGAACCGGAACTGCAGAATGTATTATTACATCAATGTTATCAAAACCCAGAGCTCCAAATTCATGGGTAACAAATCCCGAGCAATGGTTATCATCTGATGAAATAGAAGCTTTAGAAAAACAGTACATGAAATTATTTAATGGATATTTATTCGTTGGTGCGTTTCCTATTGATTTTGATAAACGAAGCAAGACGGGTCAGTGTTTAGTAAGCTCACTTTGTTCAATGGATATTCAATCACTCTACAAACAAGGTAAAACTCAAATTGGTATCATATTTAATACCGATGTAAGTACAGGACCTGGTCAGCACTGGATAGCATTATTTTGTGATATTCGCCCTGAATTAGAATTTCCTCGTATTACATTTTTTGACTCATATGCACAGAAGCCTGAAAAGGAAATAAAGGTACTAATGAAGCGATGGAAAGACCAATGGGATACGACAAAGATACATTCTAAACCCATGGTTATGAGCTATAATAAGACACGTCATCAGTATGAAGATTCAGAATGTGGCATGTATTGTTTATACTTTCATTTCTGTTGCTTACTTGATATTCCGATGAGTGAAAGAATACCAGATGAAGATGTGAGGGGATTACGTGGCATGTTATTTCGTGTTGGAAGTAAATAATGGAGCCGTCATACTTGGATAGAATAAAAGAAGTTGCATCTCAAGGGTCTACTTGGTTTTATGTTTTCATCTTTCTTGGGAGTGCTATTCTTGCTTGGGCAATTTCGACTTCTGTTTACCACACGGTAACACCTTCGGGGACACAAGCAAAATTAACTGCAAACTCTACGTTTGCTGCATATGAAAAGGTAACCAAGTTAGCTCCTCTTGGTTGTCCAACAACGCCAGTAAATATGAGACTCTGTGATTACTATGCAGCCGCTTCATCGTATTCGTTGTATCCCGGAGCTAAAGTCTATGATTACGTTTCCGATTCTATATTGCCTCTTGTCATCAAAGCCGGCCCTCGTCTGGTCGAGTTAGATATTTATGATAATGGAAATGGCAAGCCTGTTGTTGGATTAAAGAATCAAAAATTAGGAACAGATTACGCATATAATACAGTGCCATTTGAAGCCTGTTGTGTTTCAATTGTAAATAATGCTTTTAATAGTGTAAGCTGTCCGGTCTCGTCTGATCCGTTTATTCTAAGTTTAGTATTCCACACCAATAAGACTACTACAATTAATGCATGTGCCGAAATACTGAAGACAACGTCCCGCACATATATGTTAGATAGTACATACAGTTACCAACGTAAGAATTTATCCGTCGAACCCATTTGCAATTTACAACGCAAGCTAATCATTGTAAGTGGTGGAGCGATGAAAGGAACACTAATGGAAGAACTAGTTAATCTTTCATGGTCGACGTCTCATCTACGTCGTTTGACATATATGGAAGCTGCCCAGTCATATGATCACGAAGAACTCATTAAGCATAATCGTAACTCAATTACCATGGTTGTTCCCGATATAGGAGCCGATTTAACAAACTATAATCCTCAAATATTATTTACCTACGGTTGCCAGTGGATCATGATGAATTATGGATCGGTTGATAGTATGATGGAGTTATACATTGGTGAATTTCAGGAAAATAGCTTAGTCCTCAAACCCGAAGCATTACGAGAACTCGTTCCTAAAAAATACAAAACCCCCGTTCAACCGGATCCCGCGGTATCTTTTCAACCTATGCAGAAAATTTCACCAATCTATAACGTCGTTGTATAAAAACTCTATCATACAATACAAAAATGGCAAACAAGTGGCTCACTCACGTCAAGAAGACGATGAAGCAAATGAAGTCAAAGGGCAGCTACAAGAAGGGCGACGGCCTCAAGAAGGTAATTATGGAGGCCAAGAAGACCTACAAGAAGCACGGTGGTGGTGATG